ACTTAGATTCTTTCTTCTTACCTTCACCAACAGATACACTAGCGCAATACTCTAGAGATGCACTTGGTAGTGTCCCTCTTTGAGAATCATTCCATTGTCGTTCAAAGGCTAAGTCTAAATTTAAACATAGTCTACCTCTAATGGGTTGTTCTATTGAACTATACTGAGTATTACCCAGAGCATTGAATCCTACACCCTTTACTTCTTTGTAAGGTGATAGTTTTCTTGGGTCTAATTTATTAGCAGATAATCTCTCTATCAATTTAGGAACATCTGATTGAAGACCCCACCATGCAATTAACATATCAGGGTCTTGCTTTTGAATATCAATTAAGAATGCTTCTAGCATTTCTTTCTCAGAACTAAATCTTCTCAATATGCGATTAGATTCATCATGCCAATCACTCCACCAATATAGATTAATTTTATTGGTATAACTATCGTAAACGGATATAGCAGTAATGGCTCCACCATGTTTCTTATGTTCTTTAGGTAGCCATTCCATATCCCAATACCATTTACGCATATCATATTCAGGAACATTCTCTAATTCATCTACGCAATATCTACGAAGTATAGGAACATCTCCTTCCCAAGTTGCGGCAAACTTTTTTCTAGCATTCTTCATATCTTTAGGATGAGTATAGAATACTTTAGTCAAAGATTGTTTGTCTAAATTATAATATTGTCCCTTCTCATATTTGAAGAACCCAGTTTGTTTAACCGCTTTACCCCCAATCATGTAGTGTTTAGTCTTGTAAGTCTCAGGTCTAATATCTGTAGAACGAATAAAGAAATAAGGATTGAAGTTAGAGATGGTCTTCTCTTTTCTTTCCCGATTCTCATCTCTCCATCTAATCTTGATAGATTTATCTCCATCTGTCCAACAAATTATCATATCAAATCCCTATCCTCGGCGCACGAACTATCGCACTATTTTCTGTAACCATAATTATGGGTTGGTCATCCCCAATAAAAATATTAATTGTTCCTTTCTTACCAAAGAATTTGTGTAATGGGCCACTGAATAATACAGTAGCCGATTCACCTACAACTTTATTGAAAGGTAATTCCTCTCTATAAGAGGATATAATCTCCTCTGATGAAATGATAAACTGTGGTCTAGTTATATCATCTGAACTCATAAAGTTTAATTTATAGATTCCATTGTTTACAATCTCACATGCATCTATCGCATTATACAGTTCCTCTGCTGATACTTGAATACCAGCATTAAAATCTATAACCCCAACCGTTGGTATAGTCTCTAATTCTGACTCCCAAGTTATAGGGTATTGATTTAAGAATCTTCTAATTCTACCATCGAAAGGATGTTCAACTACAATAGGCATTGTAGCCCTCTTACCTGCTGATTTCATAACAGCAGTATCATTAACTTCAAAGGTTATTTCATCAGACATCTTAACCATATACTTTTTAAGATTCTCTATATCTAAAACAAAAGAACTATCTTCATCCTCTGTTTCTACATCAACATGAATAACCGCTGTGGTTGATTCATCTGAATTGACTAAGAATAACTGTTGTTCTCTTAATTCAAAATGAATATACTTACCAAGAGACTTTGAAGATAAACCTGAAGTGGTTGCCCACTTACCTTTAATCTCGACTTGTTTCAGTGCATCTACCATCTCTTTTTTATTTACTTTAATTTCCATTTTAATCACCTTGCTCTCGCTAATAGGGAATGACGGGATACCCCTACCCTCGCTATTCTGAAGGAAAACCTAGAATTGGCCCAAGCGATTTGTCATTTTTATTTAGCAAACCCTACTCTAGCGAGTTTAAATTTCCCTCTTTTGCATTTCAGGGATACCAAGCCACTTCGCTTCTTTTGAATTGGACTCAAAAATAGTCCAAGTCTTTCCTACAATGTGTGGATTGGTTTTACTTGCTTTCAGTCTAGCAACATACTTAGTATTGTTACCTACTGATTCATCTCTAATGCTAATCATTTGCATCATCTTATCAGGAACATCCTTATTCCAACTAGCAACAAAGCCGGTTGGGGTTGGGTTCATGTGGTCGCCAAAAGTTGGCTTGAGATGGGTAATGAATACTTTATCACATTGTAGTTTTAATACACTGATAAATAATTCATTGTGGTCTATATTCCTAGCACCATAGGCGGTTGGGGGAATAGGTTCTCGCATCTTCTTTCTATCTCCCTTCACTCTTTCAAAGCGAAGTTTGTTAGTGACACAATCATTCCATTTATCCATACCGTCGGTAACAATAGCCCTAACATTAGTTTTATCATCAGCAATCATTTCTTCAGTTTCCCTAACGAAATTAATTGCATTTTGCATAGTTAATGCATAGTTCTCTGTTCCATCTGTGTTGTAATGATTAGGACAATACACAAAGATATTTGGGTCTGAATCCCAACATGATTTCCATGTTACTTCAGCACCATCATCGAAATCTAAGAAGCGAATAATATGTCCATCTTCTATTTCTTTCTTGGTTCGTATGTCTAATCCTAATCCTGACTTACCTTGTTTAGCCTTACCTTCTATAGAAAGAACCATGAAAGAATGTTTTCTTTCTAGTTGTTCCTTTCTGGCTTTAGTGGTCATCTTCTTCCACTGTTGATATTGTAATTCTTTTTGAACTTCAGTATCTACTGCTTGCTTTGGTTTACTCATTGTTGTTAAACTCATAATTATCTCTCCTTGAGTATGACTAACGGGGAAATAGATTCGTGGATACACGGCCACTATCTCTAGTTTTGTGATTTTTCTATTATTATTAGATAAACCCCATTGTTCATTGAATAGTTTCCTATTCAGCGAATGTCATTCAAAACCAAATGTCGCCGTTGTCCTCCTCCGGCTGAACATATACTTCTGCACTACCATGTCGGTCAACGACATATAGTCCTAGAACATTTATACTCACATTGCTGAGTTCTCCATCGACTTCACGTTGAGAAGTTCGACCTGCAATTATAACATTGCTACCGATACCAAAGTCAATATCAACATGACTTGGAACCCAACAAGCGGTGGAAGAGAAACCCTCTCCTTCATAATCGAAATCAGCATTCAAGTCACTCAAAAAGATAACTCGGTTGCCATTATCGTATGCTTGTAGATTCATATTAGCCACATTACCATCAGTTACTACTAGTCTCTGATTGTATGGTTTGTGTGAGTTCTCTGAGTGATAACTATCTAATGTAGTTAGAGCAGAAACCTTTTCTCCTAATACCGATTGAATTACTTCTAAAGTATTCTCACTGGAGTCTAAGTAGTTGAGAGAAGCAACTGTGCTTCCATCTTTTCTAGCACTTAGATTAGATGGGTTGTTAGAGTTAGGAACACAATCAAACTCACACCATGCAAATGTGCGTGGTTGGAAAGTCTTTGCTTGTTCTCCATTTACTCTAAGAACATACTCTTGATATTCACCATCATTTATTTTACCAACAAAGAGTAGACTTCTCTGCCAACGAGTAGCAGGTAGAGGTTTACCGTAGTTAGGATTAGGTTGTCCACTATTCCAAGCCTTTCTATCATCGACTGGAATAATCCATCTATCATCATCTACTTGCATAGGTTCTGTATCTGGTAATTTTTCCATAACCTTGGTATTATTCTCACCATCTTTTATTAGAGAGACTTCATAGTTACCCTCTGATAGTTGAACTGCCATAGCGACCTTTCCACTCATTAATAGAGAGTTAGCATCTCTTTGGTATTCAGCCAAAAGACTGTTACGGTTTCTCTCTTCCCAGTCAGTTGCTTGTTCAACAGCCCAAAAGAACCCAGTTGCTTTTTGGGTATAGGTAGGGCCGGTATATTCAGTGGTTTGATTACTCTCTCCACCTTCGCTTTCTTTCTTTAGTCTCGCTCTCGCTTGACCAAACTTAGACCTAAATACACTACGAGCAACTAATAGCCCCTCATCGGTATTAACATCTAAACTGTTATCATTAACAATACCGTCGAAGATAGCACTTGCCTCTTCTACAGTAACGCCAATAACTTCAGCATATTTTTCTATTTCTGTTTTCATATTTTCATTCATATTTTTTCCTCCTTATTTTTTTCCATTTGGAATGTAATTACCTCAATTGAGATATAACCCAAGAAACTAATACTCTTGGGGTCATTGATTTGCCTCTCCATTCTGCTTCACCAACTGCTCTTAGATATTTGAATTTTAGATTTTCAGTTATATCACTTTTAACAATAACTTCATGTAATCCATAACAAATATCTTTTACAGTTTTTCCAGTATAAAGGGCATTATGTAGTTCTTCTAGTGCTTTGTTGTAGTTTTCACTTACTAGCAAATCTAATATCTTATCATATCTTTCTAGACTTTTATCAGTTTGTTTTCGTAGGCTTAATCCACTTGCAAGTGCGGCTTGCATTTCCGTTATTGTTCTACGAGTATCACCTTGGTAGTGACTTATAAACGTGTCCAGTTCCTCTTGAGAGGGATGAGAAATGTTCTCATTTGTCAAGATTGTCTGGAGCAATGTTCTAATTGTAGCACCTTCAATTTTAGAAAAGAAGTAATTAGCACAACGAGATTGTAGGGGATAGATGATTCTACTCCTATCATTAGCAGTAATAATAAATCTAACATTATCTGAATATCTTTCCATGATTCTCTTCAATGCATTCTGAGCATCAGGAGTCATACCATCCATCTCATCCAATAGAATGATTTTGAATGGGACATCTCCTATTGCTCTCTGTTGAGCGATATCTTTTATGGTAGTCCTAACTACTTCTAGTCGCCTATCATCACTAGCATTGATTTCAAAGTAGTTTGAATCTATCTCAGCCTTCAATAGTTCGTTGGCTAATATACCAGCGGCAGCAGTTTTACCTACACCAGCGGAGCCGTGTAACAATACATTCGGCATTACTTTATTCTCTATCCAGTTCTCTGCATCTAACTTGAAAGTCTCTTGACCTACTAGTTGTTGTATATTCTTTGGTCTATATTTTTCTGTCCATAACATGTTTATTCCTCCTCATTTGCTAATAACATATTCAATGCATTAGGTAGTTCTTCTATTATAATTGCCCTCATTTCATTTCTAAGTTCATTTCTAAGGGTTACTAATATTTTATTATTATAAGCCTCTAAACTTCTAGGGTTTAAATCACTGACCATCACACCTTTTTTAATTTCCCCTTTGCCTTCTTTAATTGAATCTTTTAATTCCTCTTTACCCCGTTCAATTAAGTTGTGAATATCACCCAAAAGTGTGTCACTTCTCATTCTAAAATAAAGAGAATTTTTCATGGCTTTTTTGAATTTTTTATTTCTTATCATCGAATCTGCTATAGAATTTACGAGCGGAAAAAGTTCGTTAGAATCATATCCTTTAAATTCCATTTCTTTTTTAGTCTTCATTAATACCACCCTTCTAATTTTAATGTTCTATCTGGAGTAATAGGAGCATTTCTAGGTCTCACCCTTTCTTTGATTCCTAGTATCCTAGTCTCTTCACTTTTCAATCTCTTCTTTGCCCACTGTTCAAACTCTTCATCTTGTAATAATTGAGGCAGCAAATAGCCTTGATTTGGTTTGAGTTTTAGTCTTCTAAGTATATTTGGGACTTTAGAATAATTACCCTTAGATGGATAACTAACCTTAGAATACATTCTGCCATCATGACAGTAAGTTAATAGTTCATAAAAGTAGTCTGAAGACCACCTTCGTTTAACTACCCCATCAATAAATGCTAACTTATTTGGATGTAAATTAATACCCAACCAAGTTAGTATTTGAACATCAGGGGGTTTGTTGAATTTTAAATTCTCTAACACTTGTTCTCTGTTAGTATTTCTTAAGAAGTCACCTATCAAATCAAAAACACTCATCTCTATTTTATGAGGTTCTTGACTTCTAGGTGCTAATTCTTGTATTTCGTTTATTGAATAAACTACTGTTCCCGCTCTCCTCAATTTACAGGAGTTCTTAACTTCCGCTGGAACATTCTTTTCGTTATTAGATGTTAATACGACTTTAGTTTTACAATGACGTATAACATTCATAATTACATCTTTGTTAGGTTTGTAATGAACCTCTTCAATAATAACATCAGTAGTTACAGACTTCCAATCTCTATCTTCTATCTCATTCGCATAGAATATAATTGGGTTCTCTACTAGGGTTTTAGCCATAGTAGTTTTACCAGTTCCGCTTTTTCCTGTTATTAATATTGGTCTTTCTTTCTTTCCCATTTCGACTAAACTCAAGTCAATAACTCCTTTATTCTTAATATTTTATCGAACCCTTTTTGGGTTAAATGGTGTTTATTAGATACTAATCTCAGTATCTCTAAAAATGAATCAAATCTATTATTTGATGATGGTAAATCTGGAATCAGTTTATAAAATTCTATCAGATTATCTGTTCTAGTTACCCTTAGTAAAGGATAAGGTCTAGAGGTTTTCTCTATATCTTTCAATAGAGATTGTATATTGTGTTCTCGTAGTGTAGTTTGTAGTAAAGATAAAAACTCTAAACTAGTGGCCCTAAAATTGATTCTCATTCTAATCTTATAACCTATAGATTGTTTAATATCTCTATAGATTTCCACTTCGGGATGAGCCATAGACAATATAATACCTTCAAGTTGTTCTTGTGTAAACATCTATTGTCACTCCTAAGTAATCATTTTTAATTTTCATATATTCTAAGCCTTCTGATATTAACTCAGATAACTCATCTGCTTCTTCTAACTCAGTTGGGAATATCCATTGGATACAAGTTCCTCTGTATAGCCCGAATAGTTTTGCCATTTCCAAATCTATGTATTCTAAAACTTGAGCAAACTTATCTACACTTATGGTATCTCTTATAGCATGATTTAACATTAACATATCTCTATCCCCTATTTCACTATAAACTATAAAGGTCATAGTTGTTATTTTACCATAGGTATTAGACCATTGTTCCTTAATATTATTATCAGTATAGAATTCCAACGTCATCCCTCATTCATTTATCTTCTCTGAATGCAAATTGACATCCTAATCTTATTTTGGAGGTGGAAGGTAAAGACCAAAATTCCCCATCTTCCAATCCATATTTTATTTCCAAGAATGTGCATAATTGTTTTCTATCTAAAATTCTTAGGTCTTCATGTATCTCTATTCCTAGTATTTCATCGGTAGGATATTTAACAAAATTATCAATCACAACATATACTAGTCCCATCAAATATAGGATTTTCTTCAATAACCACTGTATCATATAGGTGGGTATTAATGCCCCCCATTTATACTTTGTTACCATACAATAATGTATTTAGCATTTCTTTTAATTTGAGGTTACTCATGGAACGTAATTTACTTCTCACTTGTATGAGACTCAAACCACCTTCAGTCATAAATCCAGCCAATATGAATATCTTAGCATCCTTACTACCCCACACTCCATTGATACAATGTTTACAAGTTATCTCTTTAGGGTCATTGGTGGTCGCATAATTCTTACTGAGTCTACACAATGGCTTACCACTCTTCATTTCTTTAAAATTTAGAATGGGTTCATCTCTATTATTAGTTGTTAGAAATGCCCCATCTAAGAAATTCACATTGAGATGAATATGCCTTTTAGCATTAATCTTTGATGCTAATTCAATCTTACAATCTTTGCAAGATACTATATGAGTATCAGTGGTTATCTGAGCATGTTCTAGTGGTTTACTGCATAATATGCCACCACTAGATAACTTACCTTTCCACATGCATACACTCATTACATCATCTCCGAAATATCTTGTATTGTATTTATATCTGCGACTGGTTTATCAGTTCTTATTCTTAGCATCCTTGGAAATCTAAGACCAATATTACCATCCACATCAGTAGTTATTAAGTCACAAGTTACTTCTAGAACTATTCTAGGTAGTAATTCATAAGTTCCATTAGACACTCTCTCTACTATCTTTTTACCTTCGCTAGTCAAATATAATAAATCTATATCTGAAAACCCAGTTCCTATACTACCAACTGATATGAATTCATTACCATCCTTTACAGCAATATCATACGAGCCGAATACGGTTGACCTTTTACCATCCCCATATCTAGCACCAATTACAACTACATCTAATTCAAATCTAGGTGGTTTATGTTTAGCCCAGCCCTTTGAACGCTTTCCACTTTCATATGTAGTATCTAGATTCTTAATCATAATACCTTCATAACCATCATTAATGGCTAGATTATAGAATGTGTCGTTATCTGTTTTAATTAGAGTTCTAACTGCTTGTTTAGGAAATTTAGTTATGAAAGGTATTCTATTTCTCAAAGATGAATCCATTAGATTTTCATCATTGAACATCATACAATCAAATACTCCCAAGTTTACAGGGCATTTTTCAATAGCCTCTTCGATATTCTTTGAGTGTATTCTAGTTCCCATCTTCTTGAATGGTGTAGGTTTCCCCTCACTATCAATAGGGTATATCTCAGTATCAATAATAAACGATTCTTTGATACCCCAAGACAAAACCATCCTAGCAATATCTGGAAACTTATTAGTGACTACCTTACCTTTACGATTGAAGATAAGTATAGTTTCTCCTTGGCCCACTATATCTCCTTTGTGGATTTGATACCTAGCACCATCATATTTGTATTCTACAATGTAGTCTTTTGGCCAATTTTCCTTCGGGACTACCTTTGCTAACATTGGTGATATGAAGCGACCTACTCTCAAATCGTTAGGTGGCTCTTCTCCTCTAAAATAATAATTAGATATATCTGCCAAACTATGTAATTGATTATGTTTCTTTACCTGCTCATTAGTTCTATTGTAGACTTTAGCCAGTAGTTTCCTAACCAAACCTACACCAGTTCCATTGCGAGTAGTTCTTAACCAATATCTAATGAACCACTTCTTTTCTAAGGCTGACATATTAGAGAAGTATATATGGAATTTACGATAAGATTCGCCATCACTCTTACTACAATCCATACTTAATAATTGGACTATACTACTTAGTGAGAAATCAGAATCCTCTGACCCTTCATCGAAATGATATACTGCTTCTCCAATATCACCATGAGTATAGATAGACATCTCTATTTCTTCAGGGAATACCTCCAATGAATTAACTATCCATTTGAAAGCCTTTTTACTAGCCAAATTATTAACTGGTAAATCTAAAGATAGGACTTTTATCAAATCATAATTGTGTTCAAAGTCTTTTGATAACAGATTAATACTGCGGTTAGGGGTTAGCCCCTCGACCACTTGATTTAATCTACTAAACTCTATCCACTTCATTCTAAATCCCTCCAAATATCTTGTTCTATTTTTCTCACTTTTCTACCTAAGAAATAAAATACACCTACCGCTGAGAAATAAAATACACTTATTACTAACATTAGTATTAACTTATCATTCACGTTTATCTCTCCCTAAGACCTTTCCTCTATTTATTTTTAAATCACCCAGCACCCATCTAAGTGCATTGATGACTCCTTCCAAACCTTTGTAGTTTCTCATATGAAAAACTCGGTTTTTCTTATCGCCATTTTGCATTAACATGTAATGCTTATTCTGTTCTTGTTCAGCCGCAAATAGTAATCCTTCTATCTCTTCCCAACTTCGGGAGTAAGAGAAGTGTTCACTATCTTGGTGGTCATTCATTCTTCCTCATCTCTTTGAGGAGCAAACATTTGCATCATTAAAGCATTAGATAGACCAATTGCATGTAATGTCTTTTCATCACCTGCTCGACCTGCTAATCCCATAACCATTGTATTAAATGCCTGAATCATAGGTAGTGCTAAATTCCAAACTTCTTGGGCCACTTCAGCATATTTATAATTATCATCTTTAGTTAGAGTAGACATATGTAGTAAATGGAATAACATGAAACCATGTCTATCCTTATCACCAATCATTGATTCTACTTCACCCTCAAATGAATTTACCATCTCTTTTGGTAAATTATCTTTCATCCATTTCCCATGAGTTTCTACCCACTCGTTATAATCGTCTTCATTGTATATCCATACCATTTTCATCACTCCAATCTAGTTCTTTTGTTTCTTGTTTTACTTTTTGTAGTATTTGTTTAAGAGTTACTATCTCTTCAAGGTTAAACCTCGCTCCTTTTTTAGTTGGTTTATTATTCTCATAAAGTCTAATATCAATATAATCAATATTCCAACTTCTTCCTTTGACTATCTTCCACTCTTTAGTTGCATCTCTAGGGATTCGACCTACTAGTTGGTCATCTTCAGCCATTATTAAGCACCCTCAAAATCAAATTCATCATCAGTTGCTACTGAGTCAGAAGACCATAAACCAATCTCTTGTGGTTCTTTACTACCACCATCAATAAGCACAGGGCTAAAGGTTACTTCAACACTAGCCGAATAATAATTACCACTATCAACTGAATGCATATGTTTAGCAACTTCAACTGCCATCTTACCATTGTAAATAGCATCATCATATTCAGCCACTATCTCTCTATTCTTCTTTACGAAATATTTAGTATCTTTATTAGTCATATCTGTTAGGACTTTAGCCATACCAAAGTTCTTCAATATATATTTCATATCAGAAATATTTGATGACTCTCTCCACATTTCAGGTTCTCTATTTTCCATTGCTTTAATGGAGTTAGCCAATGCTTGACCAACTATCAATTGGCCCCTCATACTTAGAACAAACTCTACACATTTTTGCATAGAAGATACATCCTCTTCACCTTTCTCTAATACAACTTTAATTTTATCTTCTTTCTTTTCTTCATTCTTCTTCATTATTTTCACCTCTTTTATCTGGAGTGTATCCTCTAATACAGAGAACGCACTTCCTAAATCCTCTATGACTAAAATTAGAACATCCCTTGGTTCTGCACATCATCTTCTTTCTCACCTACCAATACTTCAGATGTTAATACTAAACTTGCCACAGAAGCAGCACTTTGAAGTGAAGATATAGTAACCTTCACTGGGTCAATAATACCCGCTTCAATCATATTACATGGTTCACCAGTCTTAGCATTTAGAGATATATAATCATCAATTATTTCTATTCCAGCATTATATAATATTTGTTCATATGGGGCAGATAGACAAACAGTAAAGATGTTATCTCCATTACTATAATCTAATAGAGAAGTTCCACCACCCGCTATCACTCCTAGTTCCATTGCTGCTCTAGTAGCATTTAACGCATCATCAACTCGTTCTTTCTTGTCTCTCATTTCTACTTCTGAAGCAGCACCGATTCTTAATACGGCTACTCCACCCAATAGTTTAGCAACTCTAGTTCTCATCTTATCTGCCACGAATTCATTCTTCGCTTCAGGTAGATGGGATTGAATCATATTTACTCTAACATCTATTTCATCCTTAGAACCTGCTCCATTAATTAGAATAGTTTTACTTTCTCCAACTACTATCTTCTCGGCTTGCCCTAAATCTTCTAACTTTACCTCTTCAGGTTTAATGTTAGTTTGATAATCTAAGAATTTACCACCAGTAATAATGGATATATCTTCTAATAGAGCATCAGATATGTAACCATAATCTGGTGATTCAATAGCACAACATTGTAGAACACCATTCATTACATTAACAATCATATTAGTTAATGCGTGTTGTTCTAGTGAACGAGATATAACTAGTAAAGGTCGCTTAGTTTCTGCGACTAACTCTAGTATAGGAACTAGTTCTTGAAATCTGATAATGTTAAAGTTAGATACTAGAATATATGGATTATCTAATTCAGTAACATTGTTTTCTTTATCTAATGCTAGATGGTGACTCCTATATCCTCTATCTATTTCTATACCTTGAACTACATCTACTCCAGTAGTCATATCCTTAGATTCCTCTACAGTAATTACTCCATCTTTACCGACAGTCTCTACTGCTTTAGCGATTAACTCACCGATGAATTCATCATTGTTAGCAGCAATAGATGCTACACTCTTAACCTCTTCACTATTTTCAATAGGTTTAGCCATAGAAAGTAGATATTCTGAAACTGAATTTGTTAAATCAATTAATTCGTTAGATATTTCAACTGGATTTGCTCCTGCATTTATTGCCCCTATACCCTTTTGACAAAAGGCTTGGGCTAAAACACAAGCAGTAGTAGTTCCATCACCCGCTTTATCTTGGGCTTCTGATGCTACTTCAATCAATAATTTAGCACCCATATCTACAAACTCATCTTCATGATGGATACTTTTTGCTACAGTAACTCCATCGTTGACAATAATTGGCTTTCCTCTCTCCTTCAAGACCACCGTTCTAGCCATTGGTCCCAAGGTGGGCTTAACCGCATTGGCGGCCAAATTGATACCCTCTAACATCTTCTCTCTTGCTTCATCTCCTAATATAATCATATTTATTCCTCCTTCTTTTTTAGTGAACTATTTTTCTTTAGTTCAAAGTATTCTTCTGTCCATTTGTATGGGTTCTCATAGTAGGATTGTAAATCCATAGCACTATAATTTAAATCTTGGACCAAATGGAAACCCAATAGAGTTACATTAACTTTAAACTCAAACCATTTTGGCCCAGTAGTATTAGCGTCCTCGTCATAGAAGTTCATTCTATCACCTTACATAATACACTACTATTATGAATAATAAAGAACTCACCAATAATTTCTTTCTTGTTTGGTTCATAAAAGATATACTCATCCTCTGATAAGTTATCCACTTTATCCCCAACAGATACCACTAAGGCTTTATTATTCTCACTCATAGAGAAATTACCCACTTGGGTTTTTGCTTCTCTACAAACAATCATCTCTCCATATGCTTCTAATTTCATTCTTCTTCATCTCCTAATTTTATAATTTTTACTTTACTATAAGTAATATGTTTAGCCTCATTGGGCCTAGTGTTCATCCATAACTGATGTTCACCATCACCCAACACTATCGCTGATAACATATGTATCTTCCAAGTATTGATGGTTCTCATATCAGTTCCACTAAAATAAGCAGAGCCAAATGGATGAGTATGTATCCAACACTTAATTGGTAATTTCATTCCAGTTAATCCCTCAGAGTCTTTAAATTCTACAAACGAAGCACTACCATAATCAATGAATAATTTATTATTATTATCTATTACTACTTGCACTTCTCTTGGTGAATCAAAGGCAGACATACTCATTTCCCAAATAGTATTCAGAAATTCTCCTGCTTCTTCTCTAAAGAGTTGATTGATGGCATTACCATCATCGAAGGTATCTTCTATCTCCATCTTCCAATGCCCATTTAATATCATCAAATATTCACAACCTTATAATCAGCCACATCATCGTTATTTACAAACCATCTTTGAATCCATTCAGCAGCCATTCCAGCAATGGCAACATGGGTGAAGTGTAAGTTTTGTTTACCTCCATCCCACTCATCACCTTGACATGAGAAACTTCCATTTGGACCTGCGAGAACAACATCATACATATTCTTAGGAGTCTTGTAACTAATGTAAGCCCCATTACGACCCTGCGCCCTCAAATCCAACCATTTACAAGATGACCTATAAAGTAGTCTCCTCACATCTAGATTATCTGCACAACAAATAACTAAATCATAACCTTCGATTTGTTTCTCAGTGAGAATAAAATAAGGTTCGGCTTTCTTAATAGATGGGTATCTATCCTTCATCACCTCTACCTTTTTACTTTCAATGTCACTATTCTCAAAATTCTGATAAGAGATGTTTTTCTTCTCCACAATATCAGGGTCATTAGCAGTTATACTATACAATCCAGTCTTATCTAAAAGCGGAATAAGGAAACTCCCTATACCACCAGTTCCTATAATCAATACTTTTCTTTTCATATTCATTCCTCCTTTTTAACTCTAGTAAAGTTAAGTCTAATTCCTTCTTTCTCCATAACAATATCAACTTCTAATTTCATATTGGGTGGGGTTTTCGCTAATTCTGCGTCTATTGTTTTCTTAATCTTTTCATTAAATTCTTTCATATTTTCATCTCCAAATAATCTTTTAATGTCATCAAATCTTCTTCTTTGATTACCATTGGTTTAACCTCCACAGGTTTGTTAATCTTCTTAACTTTCCTTTTTCCTATGATTCCAGTTATACACTCTGGACACATACAGTGAACTATACTACTACCAGTAGTAATAGAATTAGGATAACTCACTTTACATATTTTACATTTGCTTCTCTTAGGAGCATTGGAGAATAGTTTTTTGAACATATCTGCTCTAACTGTTCTCGACCATTCTGCTCTTAGAGAACCTAAGTCCTCTTCTTCCACCTAATCACCTTTGGGTGTATAATCTGGGTGGTCTTTTGGAATGCGATGTAATCTTCTATCTACAATATTCTGCAATAATTGTGATAGACTTTTAGTTCCAACATTAAATCTTTTTTCTGCTACGTCATCAGCCATAGGAACTAGTCTAGATTTAACTTGACCAATAACTATTGCTAATTCAGGTGATTCTAATATCGCCTTACATACTTCATATTCTACATGGGTAGTGCTTTTTGCTCTCATTATTATTCCTCCTCTATTATCTTACTTAACATAATATATTCATTTATATCTTGTTGACCAATCGCTATAACCACTGGTGCAAACCTCTTCTTTTTCTCCACTAAGATAGGTTGATTGGGGTAATTATCCGTTAAGGTAAAGTAAACACTATTTCCTGCATAGGTGTTTTTACCTGTTTTATTTATGAACCTATAACCACTCAAGTTGGTATCATCATAAACTATGATAGTGGTATCATTTACCTTTTGAATTATTTCTCTAATCATCTTATTCCCTCCACTATATTATCCACGGTTAACCCATTAGTATTTTTAATAGCCAATAGATTTAATATTTTATTGTAATGATTCTTAACTGACATCACCGATATTTTAAATTCAGCCGCTATCTGTTTTTGAGTAGACTCTCTAACGGGTCTAGTAGTTTCTACAAAATAAACTATACCAGAAAGATGAGAAGAAGACGGATAATTAGAGTCTATCTTATCTAAGTAAGAATATAGATTTACACAATCATTAATGAAACTTCTATCCTTACCTAACTTACTACAAAACTTCTCCAATAAAGAATTATAATTCGTGTTGGAAAATACGTGCGACTTGCCTAAGTTCCTAGCGTAAAGTCTAGACAGTCTACTTATAGTTTTAGAAGGAATCTCTAATATTTTAGATACTTCCTTTAAAGTATAAGAGTAGCCGTGTTCTTTTAGAACCATATAACCTATAGCAGCCATTCGCTCTTCATACCTCATTCTAGTGGTAAAGATATGCTCTTTACGCAACTTATCATAATAGATTCTCATATCCGATTTAGCGGATTCTGATAAGTTAAACTCACTAGCAGTCACGCTTATGTGAAAATTAATATCTCTCTGGTAATTTTGTTGTTTAGTTAACCCAGAAGTAACCGCCAGTCTTCTCAATTTAGCCCAACCTTTTATGTTGTCAGTTCCAATTACACTACCTAAAATAGTATCTTTATGTCTAACTAATTCTTTAGAATCAAATCTATTAATTGGCTCAAAAACTCTTTCACCTACTAATCCACAAGATATACAGGATAGTTCTCCTCTTACTTCTATACAAGATGCTCCGCACTCTACGCATTTCATGTTTTGTCACCCCAATGGATGACCGTTTCAGTTCTCTATTCCTTTTGGAACAGCGAAATTCTTTGGTCATTCTGTGCTACTTCGTGTCTACTATTTAAGTATGACTTAATCGTAGATACTCTATTTACTAATAAATCATCATTGAGTAATCCTAATGCTCTGGTTACGAATTGGTCGCCAGTGGGT